ATTAAATCCTTTTATAGAATCTAAAGCCGCAATACACAGGTCACCATAGTTATCCTCAATTGCAGAAATTACTTCATCGCCAGAGATACTTCTAGAAATCTTATGCATGAGTTTTCCATACTTAGTCTCATACATCTCCCACTGATTAGTATCTATCATTATACTGTTGAATCCTCCAAATAAAATTTATCATTTTCTGTCCAATACACTTTAACTAAATCTTCATCTAACAGTATACGAAAGACTTGACCCATCTCTTCATAGTCTCCATCAGAATCATGGTCCCACTCCTCAAACGGATCATCCCCAAGCAATGAAGGATCCAGGTAAAGCCCCATTAAGTATATTGCGTCTTTATATCTACCCATTAGTAATATCTTCGTATTTACCTACTGCCAAAATGGCATATCCAGCTATATCTCTATAGGGGTTTTCCCCAAAAGCATCCTTTTGCGTTGCGATCCTGAACAGTTTATCCAGAATACGAGTGATTGTCAACACCTCATTGTAACTTTCTGGAGGTATACCATTGGGATATAACTCTTTAAGCACTCTTCCCGATCTCCCAAAAGAGTCCCCATAGGCTTTTTGCTTTTCCTGTACTAATTTACCAATATCGGAACCTATCTTTGAATAATCAATCATTACTTTTTTCTTTAGATGTGGATCCACAATTGTACATCTGCCTCAGCACTTCATCTATAGCCATCACATGCTTATGTAACTTAGCTCCTTGTTTAAGTGCATCATTAAGATCATCCTGGACCTCCTGACAGGAGTGCTTTATTTCTCCTAAAATGCGAAATACTGTTATCCAAGTGACTACGTCAACTGTCACTTAAGTAGCTCGCCCTTCCAATAATCTAGGAGATCTTTATACATAGAGTTGTAAATCACAGAGTTCCCTGCTAGGGATACATCTTTATCGGACCCACCATTTTGGTGTATTGCTATCGTTGCGGTAACTCTGTTAAATAACATATCACAGGTTCTACTACAAGCTTTCCATTTTGTAGTTTTCTTCTTGCGCGAAGCCTTTTGTTTGATATCATTGAGTATACTACGAATTTGAATCAAAGTCGTTTCAGCCTCTGACACCGGCATATCATCTATCTCCCTTAGCTAGCACTGGAACTTCAGCTAGTTCCTTAACAATGTTGGCGATATTCTCGCTGCTATCCTTAAGACACGATATAACACCCTTTAAATCAGAAGCATCTGTGTCTTTCACGTTATACTGTAACAATCTTTGACACGCTGCCTCCAGCGTAAGGTAGTAACCTAAAATAATCCAATAAGGTTGTCCTCCACTCTCAGATCTTTTACGCTTTGGAATAACCTCTTCCTCTATCATAAAATTGTATTTATCAGTAGAAATTTTATACTTACCAATACGAATTTCCATATTACTTTTTCTCCGTTCTATATGCGAGCCAACGTTTGCAACCTTCCTTACTTCTGTCTCTCTTTTCACATCGGTAAGAAAAATTCTTGGATGTTCCCCTGTCGCTTTTTTTCATTTTCTTCAGATGCTTTTCTGCATCACTCTGATCGTGAAAATAGCCGTAGCTATGTCTATCCTTCATCTCACTCCCTCCAAAACAGGTATTATACAGATTTTTTTCGGTCAGGCAAGGTTATAATCTGTAATTCCCCAGATTTTGTTATCCTTGGACTGAACATTCCACCCAACCTCGTAGGTCTTTTGTTCTTCAGCAAGGCTTCAGCAGTCTTAACTGCTACATCATTTTTAATGAATCGTGCGATGTTTCTTGCACCATACTCTTCTGAATACGAATTCTCAATTATATAATTCAATAGGGGATTAGTTTTTCTTACAGGTATATTTTTCAACTCCAACTCTGCTATTTGTTTAGCATCTTCTTTTGTTAGAGGGTTAAAGAATATAAAGTTATCAATTCTATTCAAAAATTCAGGACTAAACTTTTTCTTCACCATCTTTAAAATATCGTCCTGGCTTTCCACATACGTTACGTGCTTGTTAGCAAACCCCAGCTTCTTATTATAATCAATATTGGACATTCCTTCATTACTAGTGAATATAAAAATAGAGCTACTAAAGTCCAAAACCTTTCCATTATTATCTGTAACAGTGCCATCATCTAATAAAGATAACAAGAAGTTCATAAATCTAGGGTGAGCTTTTTCTATTTCATCAAATAGTATTACCCACTGGTTAGATTTTTCTGCCATCTCTGCAAGAATACTCTTGTCCGTGTACCCAACATACCCAGGAGTAGCGCCAATTAATTTCGAATACTCATGACCACCTGAGTATTCCGCACAATTAACTTTATAAAAGTGACCTGAGTAATGTTTTCCCACAACCTTGGACAACGCTGTTTTGCCTACTCCAGTAGGACCAATAAAAAATAAAGATCCCATACTAAAAAGATCGCAAGCTATCAGCTTTACATTCTTTATAACAGATTCTATAGCCTCATCCTGCCCTATAATGTTCTTCTTTAGAGTAGTCTCTAACTTCTCTATACTGGACAGAGACCATAATGTTTTCCTTTTTTTCTTAGATACCAAAGGATCGTCAGAAAATTCAATCCCCTCAGTAGACTCTGAGACGCTTTTGATAAACTCCTCAAATATCGCTCTGTCGGACTTATTCGCTTTCATTACCTCTAGGAACAACTCCGCATTAATATCGTTACAAATAATATCCAAGGCAAACGGAGGGTAAAGTCCGACAATACACTCATAGACACTTCTATAAATTATATCAGAGTCCTCTTCATCCTCTTTTCCAATAATATCCTTCAAATTATCTACATCAACAATAAAAGTGTTAACTAGAAAATCTATGTAGCTAGGAATTTCAAGAGGAACTTTTGAAGAATTAATCTTCTTTTTTAGTGTTACATGTAACTCATGCAATTTCCTAGGAGGGTACTTTCTAATAAGTAAAATAGCGTCCAGTACTGGGCAAACTACTTTGTAAGGAATCTTTTTATTATCCATCTAATCTTTCCGTTAATTTGGACAAACTATCAAAATTTAAAACAACATCCGAATTACCATCGTCATTTACTTTAATGCCCATTTTCACAAATAAATCCACTAATTTAATAGCAGCATTCTTGGAACTCTGAGCAAGCTTAAGGCATTCTACCATACCTCTCTTAGAATCTCCATCCTCAGGATCATTTTCTACCCTGGTTTTAAAAAAATCATAGGTATCTAAAGCTTTGTCCCTATCACTTTTTGACTCGTCTAGTATATTTTTTGCTACTTTTTGAAGTCTGTTTGCGTCGAACACAGGCTTCTTCAGTATGTAAGTCTTCGGCATAATCTATATCATCCTCCTCAAAATAAATATCGGCCTTATATCTTGAAACCTTCCTCTTATATTTAGGCTGGTCCCAATCTCGTTCTTTACGAAACGTTCGTCCCATTGCTTATATCTTTTATATCTTTAAGAGCTTTTTGAGATTTCTCTTCTCTTTCATCGTTTCTTCCTTGTATCATTCTATATACTCTTCCCAACTCGGTTTTTGTAAGGAATGACGAAGCAAAGTCCATACCTGGATAGTAATAAACAAGTGAGCATAATAAATTTATAACACTGTCAATAGTACTTAGGGAGAAGTAGATGATATACTTTAGATAACTCATTTATAGGGTAGAAGGGCTTAAACCGTGATTTAATAAAGATCTAAACACAATACCGTCCTTGGGATAAGTAATTCTAAATTCTTGATAATGATCGTCCCAATATAGCTTTGAAGACTTAGGGTGTCTCTCAGATAAATCCCATATCAAGTTATATGCAACACACTTCTCATAGTATACCAGGAAGTCTTTGGATATCTTTCCCTCGTTTAAGATATCCTGGACTTTAAAAGACGTAGAAATTCCATTTAAATAAAACTGTAGTTGGGCTTCTGTAATGTACAGATCGTCATGATCTAAATGAATAGGCATTCTGAAATTTTTCATAGTATTTCTAGTGGAATTAACCACTGTCTCACTACTAGTATTTAGGCTGTTAGAAAGCATACTATGCGTTCTTTTTACCTTTCTTAAACTCCTTAAAGGCTTCCTCTCTTGTTAAACCTCTGCTCATTTGATCCTTAGTACGTCTAAAATGATACCCTGCATCCTTATACTCTTCAATACTTTCGTACATAAAAGACATATCTTTATCAGACTGTACATCCAAAGATTCTTCATTATCGTCCCTACTAAACGCTTTAGAGAAAGCGTTTTCTAGAAATTTACTCAACCGATCTGCTACACCACTCATAATCCTAGAACCTCTCTTATACTATCAAAGTCCGACAAACTAGTGTCTTTTAGACATTTATTAAAATCTCTTAAATTTTGGAATTTTTTACCACCACAGGAGTACCAAGAGCCATTCTTTTCAAGAAGACCATCCTCCATTAAACACTTCAATAATCCGTAATCTAGTACCAGCCCCTCATCAAATAGTAGCTTGAATTCACAATCCCTATCTGGTTTTGTAATTTTATTTTTAGTTGCTCTAATCTTGCCCTTAATACCTATACTAATCCCGGCTTCATCTTTAACGTAATCACTCTTACTGAACGAACACTCCAAATTAATAGCCAAGTAATACTCCAGTGCCTTGCCTCCGGCAGCTAGAGTCTTAGGACTACCATATATCACACCAACTTTATGTCTAATTTGATTAATGATTACCAAGGCAACACCGTGCTTATAAACAAAATGATTTAATTTTCTCAGACCAGACCCTATAGACTTTGCCCTAATGGCCCCCTGCATGTTATTGCCTTCAAAACCTTCCATTTCAGACTCAGCCTTAGAAGGAGATACAGCAATACTGTCATAAAGAACAACAATAGGAGTATCAGTATCATCCTCTCTAATTGCAAGCACAACATCTTCAATTGCTTTAAAACAATCTTCAACATTGTTAGGAGTCGCAGCTAAAAGCTTATCGGAATCAACACCAAGGCTTACTGCAAAATCCTTATTATAAGTAGTTTCACTATCAATCAGTATTGTATGATACCCTTTCTTTTGAGCCTGAGCTAAAACACAAGTACCGAAAACAGTTTTGGCTGTAGAGTGTTCACCGAAGAATTGAGTAATCTGTCCTACAGGAACACCCCCTGTGTAGCTTCCAGAAATTATCTTATTTAAAGCATATGAACCCGTAGGTACAAAAATGATATCGGATTTTTCCGACAATATCCTGAACCCTGACCCTGATAACTTCTTGATTAAGTCTTGTACTTTCATAAAACTACCGTTTACCTGTGGACCCAAATCCGCCGACGCCTCTCTCTGTATCATTAAGTATCTCTACCTCTTCTATTTCTGGAAAGTGGGATTTCCTAACAATTAGCTGCCCTACTCTAGTACCTTTTTTCAAAAGTTTGCGGTGAGGAGTAATCTTAGATAACAATAATTTCACTTCTCCTCTGTAATCCTTGTCTATAATGCCAACTCCGTTGGCTAGGATGATTCCTTCCTTCCCAAAAGAACTTCTAGCATATAGCTCAATATGATACCAAGGAGGAGGCTCCATGCTTAAACCTGTTCTTACAACAGTTACAACTCCTGGCCCCACAATGACATCTTCCACTGAGTAAACATCATACCCTACAGAACCAAAGGTCTGCTGCTTAGGTAATTTTGCCGAAGAGTGGATTTTTTTTATCTTTAGCTTTGTTGTTATCTGCTTTAACATCACTTAAACTCTTTATGTATGATATTTTTGTTAAAGCCCAAGACGGGGCAATAACAAATAATAACACAAAAATTAACCACTCATACCAAAATACTCCAAGCCCAACTTTTATGGAATATAACAAGTAAATTAAATATAGGGTAATCATG